ATATCCACACCACCAGAAGTTGATGTAATAACAATCGCACCGGCCGCTGTACCGGCGGCATTAACTACTGAGATTATCTCTGTTGCAGCCGTACCATGTGGAGCCACCTTAACGTAAGTATCGGCAGCATCACTACCCATATAGACTTCTTTGGTGTCTGCACACTCGATACCAATACCACCAGCAGATGCAAGTATCTCAATCGCCTTTGCATCAGTACCATTAGTATTGACGATCCTCACATCTTCACTTCCAGCAGTGCCATGAGCAGCAACAGTAACGTGCGCATCACTGGCAGCATTACCCAGTATGAGGTTCTTGCCATCAGCTACTTTTGCGGTAATACCACCGGCTGTAGCGGTTAATGCAATAGCCGTGTCGGCTGTGCCAGCCTCATTCGTTATTGCGATTAACTCAGTGGCCGGTGTAGCACTTGGAGAAACCTTAACAAAAGTAGTCGCTGCATCGTTGCCTATGTAGATTGCTTTTTCATCTGCAACTTCCGCTGAAATACCGCCAGCAGACGCCAGGAGAGCAATAGCCCCAGCAGCCGTACCGTTGGTATTGGTAAGCTTAATCTCATCAGTCGCAGCACCAGCCACATCAACAGTAATATCACCACTGGCAGCATCAATATCAACACCACCTATTGCGGCTGAAATACTTATTTCGCCATTCGCACCGTCAGCTACAAGTGCAATTGCATCAGCAGCACTTTCAGTTCCGGTAATGAGAACTCTACCGGCAGTAGCATCCAAGACAATATCCTTGGCCGCGGTGTTCTCAAGTTTTATATCTCCGCCAGTCGCCTTGAAGTTCATACCATTAGTTCCAGCATCAACATCAATACCACCATCTGCATGCGAGGCAATTATCACAACAGCCACCGCCCCTGTTTCGCCACCGTCAATGGAAACAGCCCCGGCAGTCGCATCAAGGTCAACGTCTATACCCGCACCAGAAGTGTCCAAGGAAATAATCCCGCCAGTGCCATCTATATCAATACCACCTGCATTGGCAGCAAGAGTAATCTCGCCATTAGCACCATCAGCGGTAAGAATAACCGAATCGGCAGCACTTTCGGTGCCAGTAATTAAAACTCTACCAGCGGAAGCGTCCAGGATAATGTCCTTGGCCGTGGTGTTTTGGAGCGTTATATCTCCAGCAGTTGCGGTAAGATTAAAACCACCTGACCCACAATCCATATCCATTCCACCTGCTACATTTGAGGCATCTATCGTAATAGCCGTAGCAGCAGCCTCGGCACCCTCGACATACACCGAACCAGCAGCACTATCAATACGAATATCTTCGCCAGTCCCGGCACAGTCAATTTCAATACCTCCGGCAGAATCTATTTCAATGCCATCAGCAGTAGCATCAGTTGAATTTATCGCAATCTGTCCCGCCGCATTGGATGTATATAGATAAATCGCCAAATCCGCAGCCTCACTGGAAGTGAGATTCACTGAACCACCTGTATTTTTGATGTCAATGTCCTCGGTAGCGGCAGCGGCATCACAATAAATCTGAATACCACCCAGAGTTGACTGCAATTTAATCGAATCAACAGCGCTTTCGGTAGTGGCCAGAAGTATCGAACCACCAGTATTAGTAACTGTAATATCCTGCCCCGATGCACCTGTAGCATCAATATCTATTCCACCTGCCGTAGCATCAATATTAATGGCGTCAACTGCATCCTCAGAAGCCGACAGATTTATCGAACCGCCAGTGTTAGTAACTACGATGTCCTGTCCCGCCGCACCAACAGCATCAACATCTATACCACCAGCCGTAGCGTCAATGTCAATAGCATCTGTAGCATCCTCAGAAGCCGAAAGAAGAATCGAACCACCAGTGTTAGTAACCATGAAATCTTCGCCAGAGGCACCAGCCAAATCAATATCAATATCATCGGCAGCGTCAATGTTAATAGTGTCGCCGGAATCAATCCATATATCGCCACTGGCATTAGTTGTTTCCAACTTAATGGCATCGAGGCCAGTGCCCGCAGAGGTAGCTACGATACTTGCATCGTGAGTTCCTGTTTGAGTAAGTAGAAGGTCTTCACCGTCCGTACTGCTTGTTACAGTAAGATTGAAATCATCAGTAGTATCCATATCAATACCACCGGCAGAAGTGTTAATGTCAATAGCATCAAGGCCAGTGCCCTCAGAGGTTATAATCACACTTGATGCCTGAGCACCCGTTACCGTTAGGGTTAGATTGTCATCCGTTCCGTCGGCTGCAAGACTAATACTCGAAGCAGAAGCATCGAAAACTATCGTGCCAACACCAGTAAGGTCATCGACAGTGCCCATTGCCAATTCATCCACGCCGCTACTGCTCTTTAAGCCTACGGCGTTTGTCCCGGCATCCATATCAAGAATAATATCCTCGCTGGAACCTGAATCGGTAAATACGAACTCCGTATCGGTACTATTGCCTATAGTCTCGGAATTCTCAAGCGTTATCGAATCGAATGTCATCGAGGCAAAAGTGGCTACACCAGCCTTAGTAACGTACCAGAGGCCTCCCGTACCTTCAATGTCGTAGCCAGTGCCAGTATTCTCGATTTCGATTGCATCGCCAGAACCAACAGACATTGTAATTGTAAGTCCATCTCCCGTTGTATTACCACTATAGGTCAATCCCAGAAGCGATGCAGTGTCATTTTCGGTATTGGTTATTTGCACAGCTCCATCAGTTGCGTTAATAGTCCTACCGGAACCAGCTCCACCAAAATCGTATCCACCATCGAGACTTACACCACCAGCAACATCAAAGGTTTGCCAGGAAGTACCGTTGTATCCAAGCCAGGCATTCGTGCCACTATCGTAGTAAACTCTACCTTCATCAGTATCGGGTGCTGTAGCTGTCGGATCGAATAGGAAGTTGCCTGTATTCAGCACATCATCCAGAAAGGTTGCAAGTGAATCGGGATTTGATGCAATGTCATAATTGATGTCATCCCTTACGTACTGAGCGTAAACCACCGAACTAAACAACAGACCGATTACAACACTTACCGCTACTATTGCTATTAAAGTGTTTCTCATAACAAAACCCCTACTGCGTTTGGGCTTGACCGCTTTCTTCGGCTTACCCAAATCTATTTTCCTGTTCAATTCCTCTATTTCTTGATTATTTTCGAGAACTTGGTTCCTGAGAATCTGCATCTCTTTCAACACTTCACCAAAGGAATCCATCTCCTCGAAATGGTATATTCTATGTTCCATTTTTTTCCTTTCACACTGCGACGGCCTCTTTGGTTTCTACGCATACACCAAAGGGCGCATCGGCAGGTGCATCTCCGTGGGCTTGCCAGATAAAACGCGGGTCATTGTCTACCAGCCTGGAAACAGTATTTCCCGTCCGCGGGTCTTTGATCTGTTTGTATTGCGGCGTTAAAGCTTGTCTGTCGTGATAACCTATGAGCCATTCGGGAATTACATGGCGACGACCAGGCCAGCATCGCATCCGAAACTCGCCACCAGGGGCCGTAACAACATCCACGCCTTTTTCCTCAAGATTCTTAAAGGTAGCATAGACTTTCTTGCTCTTTCTTATTGCCAGAGTCTCAGGAGAAGGTTTTGGCTCGCTGACTTTCATTCCCAATTCCTTCTTCAACCTTGCAACATCAACCAAAGTCGGATTTTGAGGAATTACAATCTTGATTTTAGCCAACTCCGCTTCCGCCTGAATATCCGCAATGTTCTGCTTCAATTTGGCATCTGCACGGAGCTTTTCCCTGACTTCTTCTTCCCTGCGAACCTGCTGCACCAAAAGAGCATCTTCAATTACTCCTTGAAGTCTCTCTATAGAAAGGTCACCAGGAGGGAGCTTAATGTCCCTCTTTTTTGCTATCTCTCGCAATTCTGCCTTCGTTTTCTCTGTTAAATCCATCGTATTTTCCTTTCTATTATTCGGGACTTACCCCACTTGCCCAACCATCTACATCGCCGTGGTCAACATTGGTATCTGCCAGAATAGCCTCGTAATACATTTCTTGGCCATTTGTCTGAATGTTGTCTTGAACACAAACACCCTGATAACCACCTCGGTGTTCAGGCTCGACCACTAACTGCCAGATAACACCGTTGTCAGAGGCTGAATTCTCACCAACTTCAACAGGCCATGAAGGTTCGCTCGTGCCAGATGTTCCAGCCGTAACGCACTCGAATATGGCGTTTCTGTCAACTGCAACACCATCCACATTCAAGCTCGTACTTGCAGTTCCGCCTTTGACAAATGAACCATCCGCCGTTGCTGTTCTTGCCGTATAAGCTGTTGATGCAGCCCACGCCACTATTGACGGAAGTTGACTACCGGAATCATATTCGACAATTCCAGCATCATCGGCCATTCGTGCCGTCACGCCTTCAGCAACGGATATTCCCTCTTTGGCTCCAGTCGATTGATACTGCTCCATCTCCGAAAACCACCAGTAGAAAATGATATTGGTACTGGTATGGAAATCAATGAGGAGAATCCTTGACGGAATAAAACCTATTGGAAGATAGATTATTCCGCCATCCTGTACGTAATGTCCTACTTTTATTCTTGCCATTGTTTTTTTCCTTTCTTAATCAGCATACATACTTAGGTTTTTTCAACCGTACAACTAATTCAGAACGCTTTCTTTTACTTTAAGTCCTTTGTATTAAGGGACTTACACAGTACTAATAAGGTCGTGGCCGAAATTGTCGTTCAGGATTTTCGCAGCATAGTTAGCCAACCAACCAAGATATGAAAATCTGTGGAGGGGCGAACCTGTCCTGTCCGGCGGCGTGTAAATCAACGGCTTGTCAGCCGAACTTCCGTCAATCTTCACATTACCGAAAAAGTCTTTGGCCATGATGATGTTGTGATAGTTGGTACTGACCACGCGAGCATTCGTAGTCAGAAGCCATCTAACGTCACCTGTACTGCCAAATTCCCCTTCGTAACGGTCACTCGCAGAAGCATAATTCACCACATGCTTGAATCCTGAGACATTCGAGATTCTCGTTCGATTCAAGACGTGACTTATGCCAATAAAGGCCGCTCGAATGGGAGATGTACCTTGGTTAGGCCCCGCCTTTATCTCCGGCCGTATCATCGCTGCATTTTCAGCCAAAAGATTGATGACAACAGTATCAATATCAGTCTTATTGATTAAGGTCGTTGTTGGGGAACCGTTCGAGCACGTAGTTGAAGATGCAACGCCAGCGACAACATCACGACAAAGAGTATCAAGAGTTAATCTCATATTGTCGAGAAGGACATCCGCAATGTTCTGCTGGTCTTGTCCAAGACCAGTAAATTTCATCCATGAACTGATTTTTGTTGCAGCACCATATTCCTTGACCGAGGCGCTTAAATCAGTTTTTGAAATCAAAATCGGCGTTGGGTCTTCCGCTTCTGTTAAAGGCGTAGTTTGGGCCAGAAGATTCGCCCATCTACGCCACTTTGAAGTATCACCTTCGTGCTGAGGGATACGGTCTTGCTGGCCAAACTGAGCGTAAAGCAGCAAGGGAAATACGCGCGTTAACACCTTCCTTTGGTAAAATAGGTTTACCGGATGATCTACGCGCGTCGTAGTCATCGTAGTTTTCTGTGTAGGAGGCATATTAAATCCTTTCTTTATTTGTCGAATTCGCCTGCCGCTACACGCCGTTCCGTAGCTGCTACCTTCTCAGCAGAAGAATAATCCTCACCAACTGTCCCACCCCCGCCAGCAGCGGCCGGGGACATGGGAGACGTTACGGCCTCGACTTTTTGTCGATTTTCCTTTTCCGTCATAACGACTTTCATCTTTTCGTATTCAGTCAATTTGCGATTTTCCATAACTGCGTCATAAATAGCTTTAGCGCTTGCGGAGTACAAATGCGGTTTCTTTGTTAAAAGTATTTGCAATTCAGTAGAAGGAATGAAGCCCGCCGGTCCTTGAATACCTACAACTTCCGCAAAATCGGTGTGACTTGCCACAAACTGCGCATTTTGCGCATACATATTCTGAGCTTGAAGTTTTTGAGTATCCAACTGGTCTTTGCGCTTGTAAACTTCTATTCGCTCTGACTCCGATAAATACTCCTGACCTTGTAAACCCAATTCTCTTATGGCCTGGGCGTAGGAATTCTCCTGAACTTGGGATTGTTGCACCTGTTGAGCAGATTGCATAACCTGTTGTTGCAATAAAACATTCTGGTTCTTAGAAGCCTGAAGTAAGGCTTCGGCTTCCTGTCGTTTTTTCTTCTCGGCAACAATCCCTGCTTTCAAACCTTCTTCTTCAACGTGGTCAGCGCCATCCTGACCTGTTTGGGTGGCCGCATCTTCAGCAGAAGTGTCCGCCTGCTGCTCAGCGCTATCCTGAGCTGTTTGGTTAGCCGCTTCTTGAGCGCCGTCCTCAAGTGTTTGGTCGGCCGGTTGCAAAGCATTAAGCTCTGCTTGTTCTTCTTCATTTGCCATTCTTTTTCTCCAAATAAAAAGCCCCAGCAATGCTCGCCTGAGCTTGCTGGGGCCGTTTTACAGTTGTCCCTATCTTCTTTGAGTTTTTTAATACAAGTAATTAACTTGCAATTTTATTCGATTTGTTTTCCTCAAATACACTATCCTCATCATTCCATTTCACTTGAGCATTCAAGCCAGGTATATCAGCAATCTCGGCAAGAAACCACTCTGCCAATTCTTTTCTGCTAAACTCGGATGGAACTTTATAAAACACCTTGTTTAAGACAGCACATAATGCGTTATCATTTATTTTTTCTAATGCTCTTAGTTTTGGCATATCAATACCCTTAGTTTTGGCATATCTTCATACATCCTATCATAATCTTTTTCAGTGCCCTTCTTAATCTTCCATTTGCTGCAATTATCCTCAACTGCTACGCATATCCAAATTGAACCTTTAGCAGGCTCATCCAACATTTGTCCTACATAATGCTTTGGACCTGAATTTGGAAGACATTTATACTTTTTGTTATCCTCAATCATTGTTGCATCATGTGTATTCGGATGATTCTCAAGTATTTTTACGATTTCATCTATTGAAAGCTGAGGCTCACTTTTCGTAAATGGCAGACTCGGAGCCACTGATGCTATTCCAATAAGTTTTAAGAAATCACGCCGCTTCATCGGTTCTCCACATACTTAGTTTGCACTTCATCCTCTCTTGGTATAAGATGAAACTCAAGATGTCCCTTCAAATCAGGAAACGCTCGTTTAAGCATTGCCTTGCATCTTTCAATTACTTTTTCCTGCTCGTCTGTCATCTTTCGGTAAGCACTTTATATTTGTCTAATAGTACGTTCTCGGATTCATCAATAACAGCCAAGGCATCTTCTTTAGTTGGTAGTTTTACCTGACATCGTTGCCACGATTTGCTATCGTGAGCAAAATATTCTACATAATAGCTTTCATTTGAATACGCAACACGAAATTTTGGCATTACCTCATCATAATACGTTAAGTCGTTCGGCTCTTCTGCTATTGCATGAATTGCCTTCAACCCACCTACTATTGAACCAATAACAAACAAAATGACACCAAAGGTTATCGCTAATATTATAAGGCTATCTTTTGTTTCTTTTTTCATAGTTCAATCCTCGGAGTTTTCCTTACATGAATCGCACCGTGCTTGTCAAATCGCCATTGCAAAGTGCTTCGGTGACATTTCAACTGTTTACACGCATCGTTAAGGGCCGCTTCCAAGTGCCCTCTCTGATTATTCGTTAGAAGTCCCCAAGCACCTAATCCCTGAATATCAGGAGAAATTAAGGGCTGGTCAAAGATAGGGTCGTGACGTACCCTTACTCTTCGCATTGCACTAAGTTTTCTTGTTAGTACTCCCACGATTCATAATCTCCAACTTTTCTTCTTCAGTTAAACATAAATGCAAACTACCCAAAATGGGTTTATTTATTCTAATACCTTTTCCACACCAAATACATTTTCCATAAAGTTTGTTTCCAACTACGAAGGTTCCTTTAGGTAAATCATTATTCACTGTTTTTGCTCCGATTCATAATCTCCAACTTCTGTGCTTCTAATGCCAACTTCGCGCGCTCGCGCATTGGTTTGTCTTGTAACTCCTGTATTTTAGCCATCGTATTCACTCTATCAAGAGCGGCACTCGTCTGGTTCTCGAATGCCTGGGCACGTCTCTCCTCGCTCTGGGCTGTCTCTGAGGCTGTTAGGGCCTCCTGTAGGGCTTCTTGGCGTTTCTGAGCCTGTTGGGCCTGCTGCATCTGCTGCTGGCGCATCTGCTCACCCCTCTGGATTATCTGTAATAAGGCAGATTTGAACGGTGTCGGCGAGTATTTCACAACCTCGCTTAAAGGAATCAGGCCCGCTTCATCCGGGAACTGCATCCTCAACGCCTTCAATTCCATATAGAACAACTGCTGCTGGGAATCCGTTAGTAGTCCTTCCATAGGCATACAGTCATATTTCGCTAAGTCTCTTTTATAAAATCCAGGCACGGGCATCTCGTTTATTAGTTGATAAATCTTAGCTTCCGGGTAATTTAACTGTACCAATTGGATTAAAATTTGCCCCAAACGTCTTTCTGAATCCCAACGACTATCAAAAAGCCCCGCCTGGCCCGTCAGGGCCGCCCCCGTCCGATATGAATGTACAATTCCTGGTATGTCCTTGTCATCAGAGCCTAAAATCTCCTGATTCAATCCTGTAGCCTCTGTTTCAGCCTTGTCAGTGGCCTCTAACGCCGCAAAAAGGCCCGGCGGCACATCCGGGGCACCTTCCTGAGCAAGCAAGTCCCGCAAAGGCATCTCGTCAGGCATGTCCTCATTGGCTTGAAGGACTACACCCTGACCGGATTTGTACGCATCTTCGGGATTTAAGAGATATTTCGACCTGACTACCCGCAAATCCTGTATGTGGGCCTCAATAATGTCGTATATCTGATTGATTCTCCTGTTGAATGCCCTTTGGGGGTCACGCAACCGTCTTACGAAGCTTTGAAGTTTCAACTCGCTCCGTGGACTTTCAGGGCACCAATCGCCTTTGAGCCAGACGAAATTGTAATCAGCCAACTTCAAAGGATTTACACCATCCCAAAGAAATTCATCATCGAGAAAAATTGTTAATTTTATCTGATTAACAGGTTTGGTGTATAACGATAGGGCCGGACTGTCATCAGGAAGCCTTGTCTCATCAACTTGCCGCCTTGCATATCTCTCATCACCACGATAAAACTTGTCAGCAAATTCCTTCAATGAGATTTCCTGGCCTGAAACCCTTGAAATTACAGTAGGAACGAATTCCGTAACCCTACGCCACCACTGCTCGAAAAGCCTCTTGCCCGCCTTATTATTGAGATACGGATTTCCCAGAAATTCCCATCTATCACCCGTTAATAATGGATTGATTTTGTCAACCTCGCTCGTTCTTGAAGGTACAAGCATCTTGGCCTTGTCCGCAGAAATCCACTGGCCCGTTAAGATATTGTCGCAATCAGACAAATCCCCCGATCCCAGACTGGGATCGAGTAAGAACTGGTTCCATCCCAAACGTGAAAATCTTAAATTGTTCTCCCTGTCCCGCCATACTTCCAATAAGTTAGAGCCTTGGATTAAATTGCCCCACTTGAAACCGTTGCTCAATTCGTGATAGCCTCCATTCAAGGCCATAAGGCTCATCAAAACCCCTGTATGCTGCTCGCACGCCTTGTCCTCGTTAATGTCCGGCTGTCCTAACGGCCCTACTTTTAGGATATGACGATTGCGTATCTCGTACCCAGCTATCAAATTGACTTGACGGTTGATTTTGTCTATCGTATGAAGAATCCTGTCCTGCTCATCCGCCGTCTCTACTTCCTGAGCAGTGTGTTGGGCGCGATGATAGTAGTCCAAATCAAGACATGCCTGGGCAAGAAAGTTGTCCCACCCCACCTTGCATACCTCGTGGACATCGTGATACTCTGATTTTAAGTTGCTGTCAGTTGCCATCTGCCTATCCGGCCCTCCTATACTTTTCTATGATACCAATAGCTCTTTTGCAACATGCCAAACTGCATAATTTTGGTGTTTTTTTGTGCACCTTTATACACAATATAATCAATTTATTTGAAAAATATACTGGTTTTGGGTTATAACATTTTCCACCACTTAATCTAACTCCGCAAATATCACAAAAATCCTTAAAGTCAGGAACTTCTCTTGACCATTTCATTATCCGACCCTCCTATACTTCCTGGCCCATTGACGAACCTTGGCAGCCGTCAAGACCCCCGCCCTGGCGCCGACAAGCTTCTTATCAACTATCATCGACAGATACCTTACAACATCCGCCCAGTGAGCTGCATCATCCGCCTTGGGCTTTTCCTGATACATATTGAGTCCTTCAACCCATTCACGATGATACGAAGAAAGTCCCTTGATAGTCTCTTTACACTCGGCACTTATCCACAGACTGTCGAACAGTTGTCTCGTGCGTTCGATACCTTCGAGTACCGACTTCTCTTTGGACAGTTTAGTAAAATGTATCCCACCATCGGCGAAAGACTGAAATATCGTTTGGCCCGAACCTATCTCGCCCTTACTAACGTCATGGGGAGAAAAATGCTTACCATACTGATAATGATACCTTCTACGATATTCGTCCAACATCTCCCGATAGAAAACTGCCCCGCCTTGGGCATCTTCTTTCTTGAGATTGAACTCGTTGATAATATGGACTTCCTTGCCACATATCTGAAAGAATATCCAAGGCATGTGAGAACCAACTCCTAAGTCACAGGCCGTATGAACCAAGTCCCGCGAGAAATGAGGTACGGAAGTTATGCGTTTGTCCTCACGTAAACGGGAAATCTCCATAGCATAAAAAGCGCCCTCAACAGAGGCGAGAAAGCACTCCTCTAAGGTCGATGGATGCTCCTTGAACATATCATGCTTGAATCTTTTCTTAGTCAGAGCATACCAAGCACGCTGATTTATTGTCAAAATCCTGTCATAGACCTTCTCTATCTTATCAAGGTACTCATTGACCTCTGGGGGTATATCAACGGCACCGTCAACTACATTGGACTCCTTATCCATCCAGCCAAAGAAATGTAACTTCCAGTCAAGACGCCTCCAGGCGGCATTCTCCCTGCCCTCATTGGCCATGGCCTCAAGACACATATCGTAAAAGTCACCAAATGGCCCCTCAGACGTGCTCTCGACAAAAATGAATCCTCCCTTGTGAACGGTAGGCATTGCTCCCGTCTTGACCTCCTTAGCCTTTACCGGCATACGGGCACATAATTTACCGTATTCGCTGATATGAAGGATATTTAACGTCCCTGAACGCATCGAAGTCGATACCCATATAGACGACTTGTCGTAAGAAAGATGACCACTTGAATCCATAAATCCTATAATCATCTCAAGACTATCATCCTTCAAAAGAGGCCGGGAAGCCTTCACGTCCGGCGGAAGCCTGTCGTAAGCAAAGTGTATCTTCTCCCGCAAAATCCTCTTGGCATCATCAAGCCTGTGGGCGATAATTCCCGCCTTAGTGTTAGAATTGAACAAGCACGCATCCAATATAAACAACGCTATAAAAGTCGTTATACCATGCTGACGAGACTTCGGGATAACATTCAACCACCACGTTAAACGATATAATCGCCACTGAGCGGGATTCATCTTGAACTTTATAGGCTCACCCTGCTCGTTCAATATCCAATACAAATTGTTTAGACGCCACCTACAACTGCTCATCCGCTTCACCCGACGAGCCTCGCTTATGTTTAATCCGGTTTTCGGGTCATATACCGTCATCTTTTACTCTAATTTCATAATATCGCCAATAATAGAGCTTATATCGGACAACATATCTGAAAATTGTTTATGCGAAGCTGTAAATACATAATCATTTGCTTCATGCTGTAACATAGATTTTTGCGACCTAATCCCCCGTTCAACTGCACTGATTTCAGCCACTTCGTGCATAAATCCATTCAATAACTCACGGTCACTATTGCACAATGTGCCTATATTGATTTTCATCTTTCTGTAATTGAAAGTACTTATACTTTCTTTGTTGTTCTTGCAAACTTCCCAAGGTCTATTGTTAATTCTAACTTTTTTCGGCAATCTCATTTTCGCCCTTTTGTAGCCTTCACTACCTTGCTTAACGCCCGCTGCTGACGAGATGCCTCTGCGCACTTGGACTTTTGCCAAGCATCTTGCCATATAACTCCATTAGTTTCAATCGAAGCCTTGCTTGTCTCAGTCGGCCAAGATGGTTCAGTGTTTTTCATGTCCTTCTCTTTCCCTTCTTAGTCTGTACCCCACCAGCCAACGTCCGGCCACCACGAGGACCCTTCTTAGACATTACCCTAACATGAATGTACTTACCCTTCTTAGGCTTCATCGTCCGTATCTTTACTACCCGACCACGACCCTTGACCTTACCACCAGGCTTGTCAGGTAACTTCCTACATCCCTTACCAGGCATAATGCTTACTCTATTATATCTATATCCTCATTTAGTAGATTTATGTCAATTCCACCACCCGTTGAAGTAATACAAATAGCATCGTGACTTTCTTCAAATGTGCAACCCTCAATGACTAAATCCTCAGGAATCTTAGGACTACGAAAACGGCGATGTAAATTCCAAGATATGCCCAAAATTATCACCAAAAAAAAACAAATAATCCGAACTGTCTTCCAACGCGTGAAAATAACCTTCTTCTTACGAAAATTTGGATTTACTGTGTAATCTTTCATAATTACCTGCCGCCTTGTGAGTATAAGCCTCTATCGAAATACTGAAAATCCTCTCCATCGCCAATCAAATTCACCACAGTAATTATCAGACCATGTTGTAATAGGATAAGCACCTTTACTAAGACTTGGTGGATACCTATGGCAAAAACCAGAAGTGCCTTCATCACATTTTGCTTCATTTAACGAACATCTATCACATCCTTCTTCTGGACAACTTTTTATTCGATGTAACCTTGTTTCTTTATCACAATGACATTCCCACCATTTACAATCTTTACACTTACCCATCTTAACCCTTTTTGCACAAAAAACTATATTGATTCGTACATACCAGAAAGGGGACACTAAAGCTCAAAAGG